TGACCACAAAGTCAAGACCATAATCCATCTTGTTGAGCCTGCACAAACGCTTTATTTCGTCAATGTCATCTACTGAGTCTATGATCCTAACGTTATCAGCCTCATATCCAGCCATCAATCCAAGTTGTTTGGCAGTATTTACGTCATAATCTTCCATCTGAAACCAAAGACCTTGATAGCCCTTTTGAGCAAGTTTACTCGCTACAAATGTAGCCCATTGAGTTTTACCATGACCAGAGTCGGCTAGGATAATATTGATGTCACCCCTGTGCAAGCCCACGTCACAGTATAATACCTCATCAAGTTTGTGTACATCGGTTAGTAGCTTTTCTTTTTTAGGCTCATTGGTTTCTCGATCAAGTATCTCAGATGGGGTCAGAGCAATTTTCTGCGAGGTGTCATCCACTGTCTGATTGAGTTTGTCAATCTCCATAAGCAAATCATCCATTGTCGTGGTTGGACTATGTGCTATGTCATTAATATGTTTGATCGCATAACGCAGCCTGCCTTTGTCGGTAGTGTCTTTCAAAGTTTTTAGGTATGCCCTCACCTCTTTTTCTGAAGCCACGTGCATCATCATGAGTTCATAGAACTCACCAACGTTCATGCCCTCAATTTTTGCAACGAGGGTATCTTCATTGAACACAACATTTTCTGAATGTTGCTTGCAAGCCTCTAAATATATTGGTCGAAGATGCTTAAAATAGCTAGCATCAAGAGTGTTAAATATTAAATCTCTATGCTCTCTATTATTTATCAACGATCCTATCAACACCTCTTCTAGGTGCATCATATCGTTGCGAATCATAGCACTTCGTTTACTTTAGATTTACCATAAGGGGTAAGGGTATACGTGGATGGATACTTATTTTCTGATACAATTACACCAGCAGATATAAGACTGCATATAGTGGAAAACGTAGTCCAGAACTTGTCGTGTGATCCCAGTTTCATTAGTGGCTCTATATCTGTGTATTTTGCACCACCCCTATCTCTAAGTAGTTTTAGTATTGTCTTTTCATTTTCGCTCATTATGTTTCTCATTAGGTTTATGTCTTAAATCTTTTTTGTTTACTACTCCATCTCTTTTGAACTCGTGTATGACCCAGCCTTTTCGGTCATACCAAGTCATAGCAAGAACACGAATATACTGAGTAGCAAATTTCTGTGCAAAGAGTTTGTAAGATTTTTGTAGTGGTGGTTTATTAGTCTTGACTTGCACAAAAAGTACTTGATTGTCATGTAATGCAATTAAGTCAAATCCACTAAATGTTTCTTCTAAAACGTGATTACACTTTATCTCCCAGCACTTTGTACAAAGATTAGAAAACAAGTCTTTGCTTTCACGATATTTACCACCAAGTTCTACTTCATCCACTATCATTCCTAGCTCTCGGAGATAGGTCATGGCTTTTACTGTCGTTCTTCTACCTTTTGCCTTGGCGCTCATACGCATGAGATACCCCCACCACCATCGAAATGATGACGAGGGTAATAACTATTGCAACTTTCATTTTAAATTGAAAGTTTATTGTCTTTTGAAATCTTCGGCTTCGTCTTCAGACATCACGTTCTCTGAGTACCAGCCTGTGATTTGAAGAACTGCTCGTGCCTTTGCTCGCTTCTCAGCAGTTTCCACAGGATAGTGCGGTAAGGTCTTGCCATTACGAGTAGTCTTGATAGAGCAGTTGTAATGATTAGCAGTACCAAATGATTCAACAGTGAATACCTCACCATTTTCATCTACTCTTTGTGCGGTAGCCTTGATACAACAGTTTTCTTGATTTTCGGTTAGCTCAGGAACCACCTCGTAGGTTACCTGAATCTTGTCGTGCGCCATTATCTTTTCAACACCTGCTCGTGTAATAATGACAAATCCTTGTGTAGGATGCTTAAAAAAGTCTTTACCAGTAAGAGTATATCTATCGGCAAGTTCTCTAAGTACTTCTTTATCTTGTTTCATAAGTATGTAATTGTGTTTGCGTTTGCTAACCCAACAGTCTGTGGGCTAGGGTTCTCTTTCCATTTGCCTATACGCTCTTTTATTAGTTCTAGTTCTCGATAGGCTTTTTGTTGGGTGTCTTCATCAAGTGAGAAGACAGCACTATTATATGGAAACTCTTTTTCTATTGCAACATAAAAGAATTGATCCATGGGGATTTGCAGTATATTGCAGTAAAATGCAGCTTGTAGGTCGTATCTGAATCTCCAAAAGTCTGTACGAAAAGCCTTTTCTGAGGCATCCCTGCAAGACTTCCAATCTATAGCTGCTACTGGTATATTATTCAAAACTAATAAACGATCAGGTCTTACCCTATACAATAATCCCCAATTATCTTCTTGATCAGTAACAAATGAGTATTCATCCCATATATCGGTATGAATATAATCGTCATATATTTCTTGAAGAGCAGTATTATCTACAGAAGATTTGTACATATAATGAATCTTTTCAAAATCATCTTGACTCAGCACCATTTTATTTGGATCAAGGTCTTGTTCAAATTTCTTCTTGTAGGTTTTATATTCCTTGGTCATGGTTGGGACAGTGATGTCAGGTCTTCTCTCAAGGATTTCTGCTATGATCTTTGAATCATCAAATATGGTAAACCTCTCCTTAAATTTTTGTGTGTCTTCAAAATAGGTGTGCATGGCATCACCAAATATGAGGGCTGGTGTAGGCTCAGTCTTTTCTAAAGCCTTAGCTATAGAATGTTTGGCAACGTTCTTTACAAAACTACTTGATATGTGATCACGTAAAGAATGATAGTCTTCGTTGGATAGGTCGTTATATATCTTCATATTCTTCGGGGAAATTTTCTGCGGATAGTATTGGGTGTTCGTATGCGTCTAATGCGTGTGTAATATCGTCAAGTATGTCCTCTTCGGAAAAATCTGTAAGGATGATAGGTCTGCGATGAAATCCAATCAAGTTATCAAAGTCATCATATATAATTTCATTGATCGAATACATCGTTTTATTGTTTCCTATGTTCTCAGCTATAATTCTAAATTTTGGTAACTCTTGTTCTTGATACATATATTCACTAGATTTTTACCAATACAGAGAAACTAATTAAATTTTTACTAATGGACAAGCCTACATATTATGGGGTGCTACCAGCCGAGGTAAGATACCATCCAAAACTGAATAGTAGTCAGAAAGTATTATACACAGAAATAGATGCACTATCAACAAAAAAAGGATATTGCTTTGCAAGTAACGCATACTTTGCGGATTTGTACGGAGTACACAAGGGAACCATTAGTGCTTGGATCAAGGCATTAAAGGATGCTAAATCCATAAAGGTTTTTTATGAAATTACTAAAGGAAATGTAGAGATAAGAAAGATTACCCCCCTTCATAAAAACATGAACCCCCCTTCAGGAAAAGCTGAACCCCCCCTTCATAAAAAGCTGAAGTATAATAATACTAAATATAATAATACTACTGATGAAATTATTTTGGGGGAAATTATTTGACATTGAATGTGGATAAGTATAGATTGTATTCAGAGAACATTAATTAAACATTGAGAATTATGCATAAACAAATAGTAGATACCTACGTAAGAAAGATGACTAAAGAGAACATTGATCATCTAGTCAATGTGCTACACATAGCCTTAAATGGTAACGCCCAACAAAGTAAATCACTAATACTAGAACTATTATTGGAGGAACTAAACATCATAGAAGAGAATAATGAAATGGAGGTTCCATTTGAACCTGCTGACCAACATATATCTGTTAGAATAACCCCTACAGAGAAAAGAATATTCATTAAATGGTGTATAGAAAATAGACTGACTAAATCTCAGGGAATAAGAAAACTCATAAATGAAACAAAATGAAACAAATAGAAATGATGGGTCTATACCAAAGAGTAGTTGAATACGAAACTGAAGATCATAGCCTAGAATGGATCGTTCAACTATTTGCAGACTTGATTGCTACTGGTTTAGCTTGGCATCTACAAGGCAGATTTGGAAGAGAGGCTAAACGATATATAGACAATGGCATCATAAACCCACAAGGTGATGTCAACTGGGATTACTACGAAGAATACTATGCACTATAAATAAGGAGGACTAAAATGAATGAACAAGCAAATCTTATACACGAAATAATAAAAGAGTTAGCAGATAAATTTGATATGAATAAGCCATTATCTGAGCAAGAAGAGGTAGAGGAAATGTTTAAAGGTACAAACGATCAATTAGAATCATTAAGTATTAGAGGTGAAAACAATCCCTGATTGGTTTTATAATCAGGTTTGGGATACGATTCATTAAGAATTTCTATACATATATACCCCTAAGCAGAGGGAAGATTTCTACCAGGGGTCTTCCCTTTTTTTGATTTTTACCAGGGGTATAAGACTTTGAATTTTTAGGGGGGGTATAGAGATTTCTATGGGGGGTTGAGAGATTTTTAGGGGGGATTTTCGGGGGAGGTTAGGAGGCGTGGTTGCCGAGGGAATTTTCCCCGATCAATTTAGTGGATTTTCCCCGGATCAAATTTTAATATTTTTTGTTTTAAATTTCATATTTGAAGCGTTTTGTGTTTTGTTGTTTAAGTGTTAGTCTTTTTAATTTTGTTTTGTTGTTGTTCTTATTAATTGTTTTAAATATACAACAAATAAAAACACAACGCAAGCAAAAAACAAAAAAAAATAAAAAAAAATATTCAGATCGTTTAAAATAGTATTAAAAAAGCCGATCCGATAAAAAAAAATAAAATAATTAAAATAATTGTTTGACATTGCAAACAAATTGTTTTATATTATATACAGTTGATAAAGATCAACTTTAACACAAACAAAAAAAGAACTAATAAAATGAATACTAAGCAAGTTTTAGAACTAAACAAGTTAAACCAAGAACTAAATCTAAATATTAACTTTTTAAAAGAGTGTATTAAAAATCTACCTAATAGCACAAAGTTGAATAATACAGTTGAACCGGGCGAACATTTAAACTATCCGGAAGCCGAAAAGGTAGATCAAAAAATAGAATCCTATACATTAGATTTATGTATAAAACAAACTGAGGCAATTTCAGCACAATTGAAAACTATTTTTGATATCAGTTGTACATATAAAAACCAAGCCGAACGATTAAACCGAGATTTAAAGCGTTTTAAATTTGATATAAAAGTACAGGAAAGTAAAAATATAGTTGATGGCATAAAAGAAACCTATACGTATTAAACAAAAACCAAGGGAACCGGGCAACCGGTTCCCAATATTTAAAACATAGAACTATGAAAAAAGCATATTTAATACTAGAAAAATGTACGCTGATATTCGCAGCTCTTTATTTAAGCGCACATTTATTAATTCACATTTTTAACAATTAAACCGGATCAAAAAAAAATGAATTTAGTTAAATGCATACATTCTAACTGTGAACATTTATTTAATTATGATAATGTAGATATTTATAGGATAGAGACAACGTGGCACGCGCCCGGTTATGATATACCTATTTGCCCAAAATGCAAAAAAGACGCAACCGATTGTGTCGAAGCTACACCGGAAGAAAAAAAAGAGTATTTAAAAGAACTAACAACAACTTAAACGAGGAACCGAAATTATGAATTATGAAGACTTTTTAAATATTGATCAAAAAATACTTGTTAGAGATAAAAAGTTATTTGATTATATAAATGAACAAATACAAATAAATCAATCTATATTTTGCGAGCCACACAATAATAATGAAGACTTGCGGATTGCGGGCACAAAATGTGAAGCGTACAGTGATATTTACTATAAATTACTTGATTTAACGAATGAACAATTCAAACAAATAAATGAGGAACCGAACCAATGAAAAAGCAAAAAAAATACCGATCATTAAACCGGTACTATATTCGTACCGGAATTAATAGAATGTTAAAGCTATACAACCAAGCAACCAAAGACGAAAAAAAAGCCGGTATAAATTGGTATAAAAACGCGCATAAGTTTTGTAATGACTTAGCAGAAAAAAATAATATTAATAAGATCGTATCTTATTTAGTAACAGCGCAAATTAGTCCGGGTGTAAATTGGGAATTAAACAAAGAGCAAGCCCGGGAATTAATACAAACTTATTACAAAAATATAAACAAACAAAACAAAACCGGAACTATAGAACGCAATTTAAAAAAGGTTGTTTGTAGTACATACGATCATAACAAGTACAAAGCAATTGCAACCCTACTAAATAAACCGATTAATTATAAAGCTCGAGAGATAATTAACAAACAATACACCGGACGTTATAAAAAGACAGAAACCGCAACACCCGGTATAAATAAAAATACCGGTTTAAAGACCTACGCGTTTTATGAAAATATAAAACAAGGTGAAAACGCGCATAAATTCGTAACAGTCGATCGACATCATTTAACCGCGTTTTTTAAAACTAAAAACATATTTACTACAGAACATAAAAAAATGAAGTCTTTAACGGCTGCAAGGTATGCAGATATTCAGACCGCAACAATTGAAGCGGCAAAAAAAGTAAATTTAAAACCTTATCAATTCCAAGCAATTGTTTGGGAGCAAGTGAGAAAAAAAGAAACCCCAAAACATGAACGAACAAAAGTAACAATATGAAAACGCACGAACTAAACGAACTAAACAAAACATTAAAATTAAGTGGAACTACACAAAGACAATTAGCAAGGGCTTCCGGGATAAACCACAACCGTATAAATAGACTTTGTTTATATTCGAACAAGGTACTACCGAATAAAATAAGCTACCAAGAATTAAACCAAATTAACGAAGCTCTTTCGATATTAGACCGGGCACACCGGGTAAACTTGCCTTTTGAAAGTATAGATAATAACAGTAACAATTAATTAAATAAGCCCGGGAAAAAACCCGGGTTTTTTTTGAATAATGTTTTGTTTTTAATGCAAAATGTTTTATATTTAATACAGATAAGATAAACACAAACAAATAAAGAGAGCAAAACCAATGGAATTAACAATATTTACTGAATCAATAAAAATGAATCAATTGAGATCATTAAAAGCAAAATTAAAAATGTATACCGAACTAAATAACAAGTACCCAAACAATAAAGAATATATAAAGCAACTAAACAAATATAAAAACTATACAATAAACCAAGGTTTAAAAGTCGACAAATAAACAACTAACCAAACAACAAAACCCCGGGAAACTGTCCAAGTTTACACCGGGGCAATTGTTGCGATTCGATCCGATCAAAACCGGAAGCAAAAACGGAAGCCAGCCGAGCCAGGGGTAGCCCTATTAAAATAAGTGTGGCGGCACGAATATCACCCTCCCTTTCGCAGAATATCAAATTTTTACCAATATCGTCCAATTATTTGCTTTATTAAAGATTTCTGCCTATAGTTTGTCAATTTTATTAAGTTTATGTCAATGGGCTGGCACAAAAAGAAAAAGATATTGACCGAAGAGGAGTTGATTCAGGAGATAAAGATTGTAATACAGAGTCTTTATGATATACCCTCTATGTCTGATAAGTTGCCCAACTATATATACAATCGCATAGAATCTATTATTGAGTATGTCAAAGAGAAAGGCTGGTAACAGGGACATTTCGACTAAAGAAAAGGTTGAAATCCTAAAAGATATAAATATACTTGGCAATGTGTCCAAAGTTGCCGAAAAATGGGGTGTTTCTAGGCAATCTATTTACAACTGGAAAAGTGAGAGGGCTAAACTTGATCAGGAGATGATTCTTAGGGAGAATGTTCCTGAGATTAGTGATCATGCTATAGTTGACATTGAAAAGTACAAGCAAATTTTATCTGATTTAGGGTCGCTTGAACAACGTAAGGAAAAGATGTCGGCAAAGGTTGAGTTCATGCTGATGAAGATAACTACATTGCTTGAGAATCATCCAGACCTAGATGCTATTCATCCCAAGGATTTAAGTAAGATAATGAAGGACTTGCATGATGTTCGCAAGGAACTAAGCAATGAGCCGACCATTATTATTGAGTATAAAAACAAGATGAGGGAGCAAACCTTGCAGGTTCTTCAGGATTACCTGAATATAGATCAGCTCAGGGAGTTTGCACAAAAAATGGAGGCAATAGAGGCAGATTATGAAATCATATAAACATTTAGCAGAAAAAAGATTGATCAAGGCTAAAAAATCAGAAAAGTTATTTTGTGATCTTTCGGGGGCTAAAGCTGGAACTCAATATGATGACTACAATCATATTGATGCTTATTTAAAAGACATAACTGTTGATGTGAAGGGGATAAAAAAATGTCATACTGATGGTTATGTGGCTGTTGAAGTGAAGAATACTCAAGGAAAGCTAGGGTGGTGTAGCAAAAAAGGAGCTGATAAAGTAGCGTTTCAGTTTCATGGCTATTTTGTTCTTGTTGACAATAAAAAGTTGTATTCTTTAGTAGTGAAAAAAATGCTGCAGAACAAAAGGTCTAACCTCCCTGTCATGAGAGTTAATCAGGCGCATAAAAAATATGGTTACAAAAACATTCTATACAAGCCGGTGGGCAGGATTGGTGGGCAGGACATTTTCTTTTATATAACGAAGGATGATTTGATGTCTATCAAAGAAACCATTTACGAATATGAGGTTTAGGTTCCCTATCTTTAAAACGAACTTTTTTACTCAATTTGTAAGATTCAAGAATAAAGCGAGAATATTTAAGCGTGTTGATACTGCTGCTGATCGCAAGAAACAACGCAAGAGGAAGCATGAGTCAAAAAGCTAATTGGTCTGATTTACTTGTCAATATTGTGGGGCATGAACCACCCCCAGATTCTATTGATTTACGAAACTCTTTTATCGAAAATTGTTTGGCAGATCAAGATGGCAGAAAACTTACGCAGGCAGATATACATCTAGCTATGCAGCAAGGTATTTATGACTGGGAGCAGGAATCGTTGTCTAAGAACGCTCGTCTAAATGGCTTGATTCGTGCGCCCTATAATACTGGCAAGTCGCAACAAGTAGCCATTGGTCTATCAGCGTATATGACCACGAGAAAGCATGAACTTGAGACCTTGATTGTGTCTGCTGACGGTGGCATCTCTGCGAAAAGGATATTGTCTTTGAGGGCGTTGTTCATGAGTGATATGTACAGATACTGGTGCAAAGAAAATAATTTTAATGCTGTTGAATTTGATAGAACTGATACTGGATCAACTCAAAGAATAATAGTGAAGAGTCGCAACAGGACAGGCAACCCTACTTATGAGGCGTATGCAGTGCTGACTCAAACCACAGGTCAGCGAGCAGGTGTGTTGATTCTTGATGATGTGTGCAATGACGAAGATCGTATATCTACAGCTCGTAGAGACACAGTTTGGAACAAGGTTTCTAACACATGGATCAAGCGTGTTCATGATAAAGGTATTGTTTTGAGCGTGTGTACTCCCTATCATCCTAATGATGCCAATAGTAGGCTTATGAAGTCTGGCATTTTTAATGTATTGCAAATATCGGTAAAGGAAGATAAAACAGGGTATAAGGTTGAGGAGTGGAACAATTTAAAGTAGCCATATATGCTAGATTTACAGTAGATGTAAGTCAGAAGGATGTTGATGAGATCAAGAAGTGTATTGATTCGTTCGCAACTATGATTGATGCTAAGATTGTAAAGCAGTGTTGGGAGATAGTTCAAAGTGGATATACCTCTAGTAAGTTTGATGCTTTATTTGATAGTTGTAATAAGAACAGATGGGGCATACTCACTTACGACCTTAAAACATTACACCAACATCGCTCAGGCGCATTATCTATTATACGAGAGGGTTCTGAAATGGGTATCCCCATCTTTTTTGTTGATGCAGGCAGTGCATTTAATTCTATACTTTGTATATGAGAAAGGCAGATAAGACATGGGAAATACCTTTATGGGAGACGAATCATAGTAAACAACGACTGCTCCAAGAAGAGGCGATGGACTTTTTGTCGTATAAACTTGGGTATGAAATGAGTGAGGAAACAGATGATCCTACGAAGAAGGCATACAAGCATTTTGATGGATATAATCACTACCCTGATGGCAATCTTACGGCTCTCGATTACGATAGCAGCAGTCCTGTTTGGCTGTGTGCTGATTTCAACAGGTCTCCTCATTGTTGGGCTTTGCTACAAGTTAAAAAAGCTCGTAATGGGCTTAGGCAGTACATTGTTTTCGATGAAATCTTCTCAAAAGAGGCTTTAACGACTGAACAAGCCCTAAAGGCTGTTGAGCTACTCAAAAAATGGGATATTTCTAAGGTTTTACTGGTTGGGGACAACACTTCTAATCAAAAAAGTGGTAATTATGGTCGTGTAGGCAAAAATGATTGGGATTACGTGAGGGAAATACTCGAACAAAACGATATTTTGTATAAAAATGAGCTAGACATACAAAATCCACGAAGAAAAGTGCGTGTAGACAAGGTGAACAACGTAATTTATGCTGGAATCAATGGCGAAAGACGACTTTTGATAAATACTAGATGCGAACACACCATAAAAGACTATATGTACTCGATTGTGAATGACAAAGGCATAAAAATAGACAATGGGGACAGAGGTCATATGTCAGATGCGACAGATTATGCTATTTGGCGTAATGAAAAGTCTAATAACACGCCAATGTACGTTCTACGTTAGTCTCTTCTAATAGCTTTGGCACGTTTGCCCATACCTACACGCTTTTTCTCTCTTACAGCCTCAGTTGCCTTGCCTTTTGCTCTGAGTTCTTTCCATGTAACAGGTGTTTCTTTGCTAATACGAACAGTAGGTCGGCACTTTTTTACGCCCTTGAACTTCTTTGATCCACAAGGAGAGCCATCTTGAGTAGTCCACTTTTCACGCATCCATCGAGCTATGCCTTTTCGTTTACTCTTCTTTCCTGTGTATGTTCCGCCTCTTTTTTTATATTCTCTAACGATATAGGCTGATGCGTATGCACTAGGAAATATCTTAAACTTGCGTTTAGCCTCGGCTTTGACTCGGCTGTAAAGGGCTGGTTTTGCTGGTACGTTTTCTGACATAATCAAAAGTAAAAGAAAATATCATTACAAATCAATACTTTAATTTAGTATTGAATCAAAACATAAATAGTAGCTATTTTGTCGCCATGAAAGATGTTAAAAGACTTAGCGGTGGTCGAATCGAGTACAGAGGTCATACATACGCTGGATTCAACAAGCCTCGCAGGAGTTGGAGGGACACCAAAAAATTTGTAGTTTTAGCAAAGAAGGGTAATCAAGTCAAGGTTATTCATTATGGTGACCCCAATATGCCCATTCGTAAGAATGAGCCAGCTCGTAGGAAGTCTTTTAGGGCTAGACATCGTTGTTCAACAGCAAAAGATAAATTTACGGCAAGATATTGGTCGTGCAAAAAATGGTAACTAAATAATGGCTATATCGCAAGAGCAGCTCAATAATGACTTGAAGTTTGAGGTAAAACAGTTACATTCCATAATAGAATTAATAACTAAAGACATTCAAGATATGAAAGAAGCATTGTTAGGAAACGAGTTTAACAAAGAGGGTCTCGTCTACAAAGTAGAAAACAACGAGAAACAAATTGAAGAACTTGTAAAATTCAAGCAGAAGATAGTTGCTTGGGCTACTGGGGCAGGACTAGGTTCTGGAACCCTTGTAAATTTACTTATGGACTTAATAAAATAAATATGAGCAAGAAAAAATTAGCCAATATGGGCTTTATTGATTTACTAACCAAGAAAGCACCTAAGCTAGGTGCAAAAGCAGCCACTGTCGTTGCTAGCATAGCAACTGGTGGTAGAAGCGACCAAGTATTAGAACTATTCAAGAAAGAGGTAGGGCTATCTACTGAACTATCTAATGACGACAAAGAAATAATTCTTACTCAGATGCAGCATGACCTAAACGAGTTTCAGATGGAGATACAGGATGTCCAAAATGCTCGTGAGGGTGAACTTGCTAGAATGAAAGCCTCAAAGAATGCGTTTACTAGAAACATGAACACGATCCTTGCAGCATCTATCATATTAGGTGCTTTTGCATTGGTGGGTGTCTTGATATTTACTGATGACATAGGGGGTAACTCTCAGACCCTTGTAAATGTAGCGTTTGGTGCAATCTTTACTGCGTTCACTACTGTGACTGGTTACTATTTTGGTAAATCATCTAGGGACGAAGATTAGGAGCTATGCCACTCAAGAAGGGTAAATCTCAAAAGACGATTTCTGAAAACATAAGACAACTTATAAACGAGGGGTATAGCAGAGAGCAAGCCATAGCCATAGCCCTACAATACTCTAAAAGA